GACCGAAACGTAAAAATCAGGGACGGTAGGGTTGTGTTCGGAGAGGACGTGACTGGAGTAAATAAGAAGAACTGTCCGGTTCCTATCTCTAGAACACGCCTTCAGGCTGCTCTCTTAAAGGATAAACTTTCAATATAATTAGGATATGGCATTTAATCAGACATTAAAGGTTACTCAAAGTTCTAGGATCGCTCTAAAGGAGCTCTTTGCTGCTGACACTAAATCTGCTTCTGGGCAAAACCCTTTCTATAAAGGATCTGACAATACAATGGGACCTGAGGCCGCCGCCGGTTCAGACTCTCCCTATGTCATGATAAACGGGGCAATAGTCGAAGATATTAGTTATCTTGAAATCAACGAGACGGATATTCTGCCAAAGATAAAGATAATATTTAAAGATGTAACAGGATCCCTATCCGGACCTAACTATCCTAAGAACGAACCTATTTTAAGTCTCTATATTAGAGTTTCAAATGAGAAATTGAAACCTATAAGGATGGACTTCTTGATAACTAATATTAAGAGCGATCAGGACGCAATATTAGATGCAGAGAACATGGGAAGTTCAGCTGAATTTACGATGATAGGGGAGCTTTTTATACCTAAGATATATGATTATCGGTCTAAAGCCTATCGTGGAGTTGGATCAAAGGAGGCCCTAATGCAACTTGCAGATGATCTAGATCTGGGTTTTTCTGAGAACGACTCTGCTACAAACGATGTTATGACTTGGATTAATCCAAATCGAAATGGGATCTATTTTATAGATCATATATCTAGACATGCATATCTAAACGAGGACACATTCTTTGATTGCTTTATCGATAAGTTTTTTAATTTAACTTTTGTGAATGTCCCGATACAGCTGGTCGATAATCCTGAATTAGACGTAACCTTGGAGCAGAGACCAGATTCAAGTGAGCTTGAAATATCACGAGAATTTAAGACAAAAAACTCAGATAAAGATACAAATGAATCCCTTGCGATTCTGCAACTGACTAATAGTCCTAGATTTAGAGGAAAGACTGAGTATATTCATGCACATTCCCTGCTTGGAGAAGTGGGATCTATTCTAAAGAATAAAGGATATCGAAAGAAGATTTACTACTATGATCACGTGTTAGACTCTGATAAATTTACACAGTTTTATGTTAAGCCGATAGGGGTTAAGGAGTTAAACGAAGGAACTCAATTGATACCTGCTAATGAATCTCTAAGAGGAACAATGATTCATAAATGGATGAACATTGATTATGGAAATACTCATCGAGAATGGAATGCAGCTAGTTTGATTAACGATCATAACAAGTCAGAACTTAAAAAGGTAAAACTTAAGGTTGAAACCGCAGGAGTAAACCTACAGGTAGTTAGAGGCAGCTCAATTAAGGTAAACATGTTTAGCGATGCAAGATCAGCCAGGGACCGAGCCGCTGCCGTAACTGATCGGCCTAAGAATTTTACTGGAGATAGTGCGACGATTGATCCGGCTCAATTTGTTCCGGATGGATTATTGACTGGAAGATATTATGTGGCTGGAATTAGATACATATACGATCCAATGGAAGAATTTAAATTTAAGACCGAGTTCGATCTATGCAGAATGAACTGGTTAAGTGAAAATATAATTGATTAACTATGCCTCATAATTTTTTAGGAATTAATAATAAAATGCAGAATTTCAGAAAAGGAACCTATCTTGACGCCTTTGATGAACCTACATATCTTACCTTTGCCCTGGATTTTAAATTTGAGGATGACTCTCCAAGTCAGTCATCTCTGGCAAGCGAGACTAGACTTGGTACAAGTCCTCTCTTTAATCAGGGAAGGGACCCAAAAAGCAGTGATGCTATAACATTCTTAAAAAATAGAGGATATTCACAACAGGCCCACGGGCTAACTGTATTTAGAGAAATATTGAGATATTTGACATTCCAGGCGCCTTGGTACTTTCAATCTATTGCAAACATAGATAAGATGTTCCAAAATGCCACGGATCAGAAAAAGGGCTGGAAGGCAAAGGATTTAAATATAAAGGTAGAAACTCTAGAGGCTCTAGACTTGAGAATGACGGAAATAGCTGCGCTATATAGAAATGCTATTTTTGATATTAAGAACCGAAGAGAACGAGTGCCAGATAACTTAAGATGGTTTTCTGTAGACATATATATTGCTGAATTTAGAAATCTAAGATACCGCTTGCCGGGACAGAGCCAACAGGTCGCTCAATCCCTTGGGGTAAATACTGCCGCAATTGGAAATATAGTCGGAGGAGGAAACATTTTAACCAATGTAATGGATCAATTTGGATATATTAAGTTTAGCTGTCGACAGTGTGAATTTGATTTCTCAGAGTCAACTCCATTCTCAAATAAGATATCAGTCGGAGGCGAGTATAGACAGGCAGAATCGAACAGCTTTGGAATAAAGGTAGGCTGGTTCGAGGAGGAATATAAATTTGGAGACGGGAGCAAACTATATGAAGATCCGGCTAAGACCGATATCAGAAATCCATGGGGAGCCCGAAGTGCAGCTACTTCGACTCAAAATTTCGGATCGTTCCTTAGCGGACTGCCAGTTGTCGGAGATGATATTGCTAATGTTGGTCAGAAATTCAAAGACGGTCTTTCCCAAGTTGCAGGTCTTACCGGAATCAATGCAGCTCTTGGAGCAGCTGCAAATTTTGTCAATCCTCCAGTTGAGAGCATAGGGGATATATATGGCACTGGATATGCTTCAAATGGAGATGCTGTTCCGGACCGAGGGGCTCCGCCTAATCAAAACGTATATTAAGGACAATAGTATAAAAGAATATGAATCACGAGGTAAATACAAGAAACGAGGATTATCTAGACAAGTTATTCATGGGAACAGTAGAGGAACCTAATGATCCCAGGAGAGAAGGTAGATGTAGAATCCGAGTATTTGGAATACATGAAGATATTGAGGTCGAAGATCTGCCTTGGGCGTATCCAGCTCAAAAGAGCACATTCTTTGGCCAGGACGGAAAGGCAGGTTCACTCTCAGTCCCAAAGAAAGGCTCTGTTGTCACCGTTAAGTTTAATAACGGTAATTTATATTCTCCTGAATACTATTCAATACATGAGCTCGAGGACACTGCGAGGGAGGAGTTGGAAAAGGACGGAGAATATCTTGGAAGCCACATAGTTCTTTTTGACGGTGATGAAGAAATCAAGATTTGGTTTACCGTAAACAAGGGACTAACTATGCAGTTGAAAGGATCCCGGATTAATATTCGACAGGATCGTGGAATAGAGATCGAGCATGCCGGCACTAGTTCCTCTATTGAACTCAGCGGAGGGGATATTAATATTCAATCGCAATCAACGGTTAACGTAACATCTGGAGCAGAAGTAGTACTAACCTCGAACCTGGTTCACGTTGCTGGAAATCAGACTATAGTTGGTGAAGGGGATCTTTCTCCTCAGAAGGCAGTTTTAGGTGAACCTCTATTTGCCTGTCTGTATCAGCTTGCTGCTCTAATCGATGCTAAGGTTCCAACCAGCGCTGGGGCTGCTACTGGATTTGTAAAAACAGCAGAAGTTGCTGCTCTATCCAATACTGTAGTTATACATAAATAATCCTACTTAGAATAGAGATTAGATATGTTCTCATATCTCATGATCTTGTTGAGTCTGGATCCTGGTGTTACGGATATCATCTTGATTCCTGAATCCTTTAAGTTAACAAAATTGTTAAATATCGATTGGAATCTTTTATCATACCAGGACCTGTCTCTATTATTGAGTCCCGAGTATCCGTCCTGTTTCCAAAAGTGGCTCGGCTCGCACCAATTTAATCGAACCCCGGCAATGTAGAAGACATAGTCACTACTTGGAATTCCCTTTAGGAACTGGTCCCTAAATATTCTAATAGAATTAGAAACTGAATCAGGAAAGAGTCTTCTATTTTCAATCGCGTATATTCTTACCCAGTTTGGAATGAGTGACTTTGCAGATCTACGCAACCAAGTGCTAGAATAACATAAACTCCTTTGGGTTAGCTTGATCCTGGATATCTCGTTCTCACTCATATTGAGTTCCTCAATGATATCCCAGTCGTTAAAAAAGAAGTAGTCAGGATAGTGCTTAAGCCAGATTCTGTTTACCCCTATTGTCTTGATTCTAGGGTCTAGTTTGTCGAATTCAATATCATTGATATCGGGACTGTTACCAAGTACAAGTATTTTATTTAACTTTGAAGCCAATCCTTTGCATTTATATTTTTATCGTCAATAAAGAGATCGAATGCGGGTTTGTCCAGCCTGAGTTCAGTATATCTGGCTCCCCAAGATTCGAGCTGGGATTCGGTTAGCTCCCTCCAGTCGATGCCTGACATGGCCCCTCTTGCCGTCCAATAAACTATAGTATGTCCTTCATCGTATAATTTATTCACCTTACTGACTGCTCCAGGTATAGGAACTGAGCTTTCGTAATTGGTCCCATCGGTCTCACATATGGTATTATCT